TCTGCGTTCTAAGTCTAAATCGGTAACCTCGGCAAATGATTTTATTTTATAATCTCTCATATTGTATTCAATCTATGCAAATATAATAAAAATTAATAACTACCAAATATTTCTAAATGTACATCAAACCACATCGGCAATTCACAACCTCTTGTGCAGGAGCATTCCCATCACCAGGGCCACTCATCAAACTACCCCCAACAAGGAATAGTTCTTTACTGCCAATAGCAGGATAATCTGCCATTGCATTATGTGATGGTCTTTCCTTGCCATCAAGAGTTACTATCCATTTCTTTTTTAATTCTCGGCCTTGAACATTAGCCCAAACACCACTTGCAAGATTCATGATTCTTGTCGTTTCAGTTCTTGCAATCGTTTGGCTTCTAATAATGTTCTTTTGTGTCAAATAAAGACCGAGTAGAGTAATGATAGCAGCAGTTGGAATACCTTGCGAAACCTTGTCATCTACAAATCGTTTAATGTCACTTTTAATCGTGTTTATAATTCCTAAAACAATAAAAAACTCGGTAATGTTAGCAAAGAATCCTAAAAGAAACAAAAGCCATATTTCATCAAATAAATCACCTTCTGCTTTCTTTTGGATAGAATCCATAAACTCACCTTGCTTTAACCCAAACTTCTTATAAGCATCTTTTAAAATGCCCATCATCCATCTTTCGTTAAAATGATTTGTGATATGAAATGTCTGAGGACTTCTGCCATCTAATGACCTAATGTATGCTTTTGTTTCTGCCCCTAATTTGGTTTGGATATAAGCAAACAATCCTCTTTCGTTAATGTCGTGCTTTCTTCTCCAAGCAACACGATACATTTCTTCGTTTACCATTTCTTGTCTTTAAAGATGCGTTCAATCTTCTTTCGGTCAGAGTCCTTCTTGTAATCCATGTACGAAGAAAAGACTCCAAACCAAAAGATGCTTGTAAGTGAAATTGCAGTTACTATTGTTTCAATTAAATCCATATTTAATCATCTTCATCCATAACCATTGAGCCAATGTCAGTAGGGTCAACATTTAAGCTACCTAAAGGCACTTGATTAGACTTGATATAAACTTGTTGCATTATAGGGTCATTGGTAGGCTCAAAGTCCATAAAAACACGCTTCTCATCTTGCGTTAACACACCATCAAGTTTCTCGAGGATGGTTGCTGCATCTAAGAAGTTTTGTTTCATCTCAGGATATGCATCCACATCAAAACGTAACACATATTGTGCAGGATTAATATTTAATGGTTCTGCAAGCCAAGACAATAGCTTCTCACAAATCTTAGATTGTAATGGCACAACGCAATTAATAATCATTCTGCGAATAAATTGTGCCAAGTTACTTTCAGTTAAGTTATCAGCATTTAAAAGCACATAAGGGTAATGCCACAAACGACATAATTGCTCGGTAGATAACTTGGAGATTGCTCTTAGGTCTAATTCCAAATTGTTAGTAGATAACTTTAAATAACCCATCTTTGAGTTACTAAATGCAATACGACCTTTTTGTGAAGAATCGTAAATTTTGTTATAAACCTTGTCTTGGTAATCAGCTTGTTGAACCGCATCTAAATCCTCTACATCTTTATCATCCTTATACAAAACCCCTACTGCACCTCTTGTCTCAAAGTTTTCAATTGCTACTTCCTCACCGCTATTAGCTTTTTGCAATACTCTCGCACCCGCAGTCAATGGACTTAATCCACGAGCAATAGTAGTTTGGTTATTGTAAGAAGGATTGAATGTTCTAAAAGACAAAAAGAATTTAGGGTCAATTGTATCTGAACCAATAGAAATCATTTTGTACCCTACAATACGTTTGTAGCCATCGGTGATGATTGTATAATCAAAAGGTGGCACAACGTGGAGGCGAGCAATCTTTCCTGGGTTAATCGGGTCTTCCTCAGCCCAAATTCCAACATCACCAACAAGTAAATACCAAGAAAATATAGATTCGAAAAATTCTTTAGTTGTTTGATACTTGTTAGGCTCACGAAGTAACTTTAAGATTGGATGCTCCTCAAGTTCTTTAAACTCAGCTTTCTTCTTTAAGTTCTTAGCCTCCATGATACTTCTATCAGTTGGGCGATTCATTAAAGCCTTGTAGCGATTAACAGATGAAATCTGCATCTTTTGTGCTTGATACATTTCCAAAGGTACTTCCGTAGCACGAGAAGCAATATCACTCACGATTGCATAAACATCTACGTTCTTTTCGTAACCTTCGTTAATTGCGGTTCTAAAATCTCCATTGTACAATGAATAGGTTTGACCACCCATGAACATCCATTGCTTTACCGATTGTATTGCAATAGCAGCTTTCTTACTGCCAAAAAAATCAAATACTCCCATGTTTAAAATATTAATAGTTTTTTCTTTGAATACTTCGTGTACACGGCATACCTAAAACTGTCAAGCCCATGATTAAAGTCATCTATTGGTTTATTAATCGGTTTACCCCCTACTGTCAACCATTGATAATTGTCAATCTCTTTCTTAATGTTTTTAGACCTTCTCGTGTAGTACACTTCGTACTCTCTTATTTTACTAATACCAGCATTAACGGAGTCATTACCCTTAACCGCCTTTATGACTTTAAGACCTGCTCTCCTTAATTCCTCAATTGATTTAGGGTCAGCCGAATCGCAATAAATTTCATTTAACTTATCAGGATACGCTTGAATCTTTTTAATCAAATCAGAATTTGTTAATCCCTTTTCGTAAATAACTTCGTCAAGATATAACTTATTTCCTAATTTAGCAATTCGCACTAATGCAGTAGGGTCATTAGAGAATCCAAAGTCAAGTCCACTAAAGATGACATCAGCATCTTTTGGAAAGAACTCACAAGGTTGCCAATCATGATAAATAAGGGATTCATAACTTGGTTTAGGGTTTTGCTGATAAAGTGACTCAAAAGTAAAAGGTTGGTCTTTCTTTATCTTTACAAGTTTTTCTAAGGAGTGTTTCTCAGGCCATAAGGCTTCACCTACCTTACGTTTATCGTAACTATTCTCCGCAGCCTCACGAATAGCAGGAAACTCAATAATTGTCCAATCATCATCTCGTTCAAGAAGCCTACCTGCTAAGTCATCGTCATACCATCGAGTCTGAATAAGAATTTGCTTAGAATCGTTGTGTAAGCGAGTTTCGAACACATCGGTGTACCAATTCCACAATTGCTCTTTGATAATGTTAGATTGAGCCTCTTGTCTATCTTTTAAAGGGTCATCTATGATACCTATGTCAACCGCAGTTCCAGTGAGTGAGCCTCCACGACCAACTGCTTTTAAATAACCACCTTCGTTAACAGTTTGGAAAAACTCAGCAGTACGAATAGCTTCACCCTTACGTTCACTAATGCGTGAATTAGGAAAAAGGTTTTTATATTCTTCACTAAGAATCCTTCTTTGTATCTCACCACTAAATTGTTCAGCTAAGGTGGCATTGTAACTTGCCAAGGCTAACTTCAACTTAGGGTTCTTGCCTAACAAATAAGCAGGAAAACTTCTTGTTGACAACTCAGACTTCCCATGTTGCGGAGGCACAAATATCATCAACTTCTTAATCTTACCCTCATACACCTTATCCAAGTGGTCAGCAATAACTTTATGAAACCACTTCATGTCATAATCAGGCTTCACATACTTCACAAAGTGGCTAAATGACCTCCTCGAAAGTTCCCTCGTCAATATCTCTTTCTCTAATTCTTGAAAGTCTTTGTCGTATTTCTTCATCGCTTAATAATCTTGGGTCTAAGGTTTCTTCTTTAATCGTTACTTCGGTAGTTACCGCTTGATTTGCTTTTCCGTGTTGGAACTCTAATAAGAACTGCGTATTCTTCATTTCACCATTCTTAATATCACCTAAGATACCATTGGCTATTACGGCAATGAACCCTGGGGTTTGAATATCCATCGCAATACGTTTAATCTCAGCAACACTCATTGAGTTAATAGATGCGGCTAAGGTAACAACATCGCTTTTAGTCAACTTGACATTTAACGCATCACCAACCTCATCAATCACCTTCTTAATCATTCCCTTAGGTCTACCATTGGGATTACCACTTTGTCCCTTAGGAAAGTGTTTAAGATTCTTTAACGTATTTGGATGCACCTTTCGTTTTTCCATAATTGTAGTCATTTAAGGGTTTGGAAAAAATTCTAAATTTTTTTAATGTGAAATCTAAATTTGATTCGTTTTCAATTTTGGGTTCGCTTATATTATACCTAATAGTATAATTAATGTAGTAATATATTATATATATGTTTTCTTATTTATAATCAATCTAAATAACATTAACTTATTGAACATCAACCTTTTAACTCAAGTGTTCCGCCCCGAAATACCCTTATTTAGATTGAGTCTTAATAGATGTTTACTCCGCAAACTTAGTCAAACTTTGTAAATAACCATATATTTTATTGTTTTTGATTGTTGGTTTTAGATATGTGTACACGATTATTAACCAAAAAAGTTTGCGATTTTATTTATTCCTTCCCCACACCCAAACACCCCACCCCCTGTTTGCTCCACGACTTTTTGGTAAAATGTACGTTTAAACGCTTTAAATACGTTATTCACACACTTTGAACATAGGTATAAAGGGTTATTAAGGTATGTAAAAAAGGTACATTCAAAGAGGATATGTGGTAGGCTAGGAGTAACCACTCCGTCTATTTATTTGTTTCCTTTATTTAAACAGGGTTTTTACCTAATGTTTACCTTGCATAAACAAAGGATATTTGAATAGTCTTATTAGTGTTATTGGATAGTAACAAAGAAACAAAGGTATAAAGGTACACTAATGCAATACTTTGAATATAAGCGACGATAATAGGTTCAAATAGGGAAACATACTACCTAATATACCAAAGTGTCTTAAATCAAAGATTTGATACCTTAAAATGAATGCAGTGTATTAAGCCGCGAGGCGGCGGCGGAACAACCACTCTTTTTTTTCTTTTTTTTCTATTAAGGGATAGTGTTACTATTCAATTGGGGGATTAATAACTAAGTTAACTGGGTTATTACCTTGCATTGTCAAATAAGATAAACGAATACAGTTATTACTCAATATTGTGTGACTAACAAAGGTGCATAAGAAAAAGAAAAAGAACCAAAAAGAAAAAGAATTACCAAAGGGATATATTTTAACTCTTATTGTATACTTAATGAAATTAATATACTAATGTAATTAGGGTATTATAAGAGTATACTAATAGCTTCGCTTTATTCAAGAAAAAAATAACGTTTGAAAATGAATAAAAAAAATGTTTTTCAAATTATTTTTTAAAAAAGTTATAAATACCTGAGAATTAAGGTATTAAACACTAAAAAATAAATTATTCATTAATCTAATGTAATTTATAATGAATCTAAATAATCCCTATAAAATGCGTTTAAACGTTATTAAGCCCTATTTATGCTATGTTTGACCTTTGTTTCCTTATTTAGAACGTTTCTAAATTACGTTTAATGTTTGGTAATTAATGTAAACGTTTATAAGTTTGACTCAACAAAGAACAAAAAAACATTTTTAACCCTTAAAAATCAATCCAATGAAAAACTTAATTAATTACACTAAAAAAATGAATGCAGCAGACCCCGAAGCAATTCCGACGGCGGTAGTTTTAACAATTACATTTTACTTAATCTATTTCATTTTAATTCCTTTATTCTCTTAATTTTTAACCTTAAATA